CTGCGGGCAAGCCTTCTGCTTTTACTTCTGCTGCTGTGAGAAGTTTAAAATCTTCTTTTGTTGCAGCCAATAACTTAACTTCACCCTTTGGCCCTTTCTGATATGTGCCTGCTGGTAAATCTAGTTTTGCCCTTTCACTTTCTGGCATCAATGTGTAGCCTTCGTCAGTCTTAAGTTTTTGCTTTTCTAAAGTTTCAACAACTTTGGCCATTTTTTCTGGGTTGAGTAAATTTAAGGCAAGATTTGTTTGAAATTTGGCTTTCTTTATACGGTCTGGGTCATCAGTGTTTGACAAGATTTGTTGTACTTGGTCATAAACTGCTGTTGATAATTTTGACCCTTTTCTTGCCTCGATTGCTTGATTAAGATTCCTTAGCGCAACATCGGGTTTATCATTTTCAAGTGCAATAGCTACATCTCTGCCAATGTTGAATTCAGCATCTTGTTGTTCTGTGGTAAATCGACTTGCAACATCTTTTATAACTTCTCTTTGTTGCGGGTACTTCAATGCAAAATCATTGAATGCCTTCATAGATGGGTTATCTAAAACTGATTGCAAATCAGTTTTATAAGCTGCCTTTATTTGCTCGGCTTGTTCTGACGCAACACGCTTTTCTTGGATTTCTCGAATGCTTGTTCCAAGTTGTAAGCCGCTGAGTAAGCTCTGCCCAAGATCAGGCTGCGGTATTTGCGACATGTAATTGATTGGTTGCACCATAATCTCACCTTAAAAAGGGTTTGTACTAGGGTAAGGGTTTGTATTAGGGCCAAGTGGCACTCTTGAAGGGCCAAAGCCACCCATGCCTGCAACAGTTCCACCAATTTGCAAAAGTTGACCAAAGGTTCGTCCAGGCACTGAGCCACTGGCAATTTGACCGCCTGCTGTTGCTGCGCCTTGCTGACCCAAAAGACCAGATACATTTGCACCAAGTTGCGTACCAGCACCAGCTTGACCAGCCGCAGCCGCTTGACCACTTTGTGCCAAACCACCCAAACGCCCATATTGCTGTTCAATCAAGCTGGATAAAAGCTGTGGGCGGAACTGGGATAATGCCCCTTGAATATTGCCACCACGCAGGCCGCCCGTTGCCGATGCACGTTGCAATAAAGCTTCTTCACCCTGATTTGCCAGTGCTTGGAAAGTCTCTCCACCACGGATGCGCTCAATGGCGGCTTGTTCTGCTTCAGGCCCTCGTAAGCCTAAAAATGCTTGTTGCGCTTCTAGAGCAGGGGTTCCAGCGGTGACATATGGGGACATCAGTTCAATTAGTTTGTCAAACTGCCTGCGCTGTTCCTCAATCCCTGCTTGTGCGGCTGCTGCTTGGGTTGCCGAACCACGCTCTGCCGCTTCACTAGCTTGCTTTGCGCCAGTTATGCCACCAAAAACGTCACCAATTAAATCGCCAACAAAACTCATATTGCGCCCCATTCCTGTCGGGTCATACCCAACATATAGACATCTTTGACTATGCCATTTTGTACACAGGCACAGCGCCTGCAACCCTCTACTTTGAAACCCAACTTGATGCAATAGTTCTTTGCAGTTTCAAGTCCTTCAATAATGTAAGCAGTCACCCGCAAGATTGGTTGAGCAAAAGCCCATGCAAGGCAGGCAAAACCAAGAGTACGAGATTCTTTTAGGGCTGATTTTTTAAGCAACGCATGAAGCTCTAATTCGACTGCGCTTTGTTTGATGGCAATAAAAGCACCAACAAATGAACCGCAAACCCAAGCAGATAGATAGGTCACGTTTGGGTGTTGGATTGGTGCAGCAGGGCGGTGGTCATGCCCAACTTTTGTGATGTACGGGTCTGAATAGACCTCCATCAAATGCTGCTCTGTAATTCCAACCGTAACCATGCACAACTCCTATATAGGGCAGGCCGCTGGATGCCATAACTCAGCGGATTGATTTTCGCACAAATTGATAAAAGGTCAATATTCTTCTTCTTCTTCATCTTCCCAAGCCTGACAAACCCGCATATCGTTGCAGATAAAGTTCAGCTTTTCGCAATGTCCACGATAACCATATCCAGTGTCATACCCAGCCATCGGTATACGTTCAATCCTGACTTGGGTCATTAAGCTATTGTCGTAGTAGCCACAGTTAGAGCAATGTTTGCGCCTTGCGTCCTTTGCGTCACACTGCATGGCTTCTGCTAGTGAGTCATAAAACTCAGGGTTTGACTTTGGGTCGTTGCTGGGTTCTTCAGGTCCATAGTGCCAATCTTTCACCGCAATCAGGAAATTGGCTTTATTCTCAGCAACGGTTAAAAACTCCTCTTCGGTTGGCAAGCCCATAAAACCCTTGGGCATCATCATAAAATCTTTCATTTTCTACTCCTTAAGTAATTTCACGCCCGTTGGCTCTGATGGTTAATGATGTTGCTGCACTGGCAATAGTTGAAATAAACCCGCTTGGTTCAAGTGCTTGCCCGACCAATTCAGGAAAAGTATAAGTTTCATCGGGCGCAAGACTGCGAGTATCCACAATCAAGTTTGATGTGGCGGCACTTCCTGCCGCTGTTACCAAATTGACGCTAATAGTCACATTGCCTGCCGTTGTATTGGTGGCTGTGAATTTGTCAATAATGGTTTTACAGTTGGTGGCTGTGTATTGTGTTGTCTGAGTTCCTTCAGCTTGTTTTGCTGGGATTAAAACTTTTACTGTAACTGTCATTTTTTACTCCAAAAGCAAAGCATTGTTTGGTATGTATTGTGTCACTAACC